TGATCACCACAGCGGGAACCGATCGAATTACGATCGGTTCCCGCTGTGGTGATCAGGAAGAACAGAGGCTGCTTCCTGGCGTCACCGGAGCCATGGAGCATGACATCGTAAAGGTTTCTGTTGGGCTGGGCATGAAGCTCATCAAAGACCACCCCATGCACGTTAAGCCCATGCTTGGTGTAGGCTTCCGCGGAAAGCACCTGATAGAAGCTCCCCAGCGGCTTATATACCAGCCGCTTTTGGGAAAGCACCGGCTTGATCCTGCTTTTTAACGCCGGGCACTGCTCCACCATATCCACCGCCACATCAAATACGATGGAGGCCTGCTGCCTGTCTGAAGCGCATCCATACACTTCGCCGCCATGCTCAAAGTCTCCGCAGGTCAGAAGTAGGGCAACCGCCGCGGCAAGCTCCGATTTGCCTTGTTTCTTCGGGATTTCGACATAGGCGGTGTTAAACTGCCGGCAGCTGTTGGGCTTTAAGATGCCAAACACGTCGCGGATAATCTGCTCCTGCCAGTCTATAAGGTCAAAGGGCAAACCGTACCATTCACCCTTGGTATGCTTCAAGCAATTGATAAAGGCGACGGCGTTATCAGCGGTATGCTTATCATACTTTGAGCCATTGGCCATAAATCTTGTGGGTTTGTATTTCTTCAACCTGCGCAGCTTGGCCGCCTCCTTTTGTAAAATTGGACAGTAAAAAAGGAACCTCATCGCCGAAGTCCCTTCATAAATGCCAACGGATTCTGTTGTCTTACTGATTTAGTCGCTTTCCCCGGTCAGAATAAATTTTGCGTATTCCTTACGATGTTCCTCGAGAAAAACGGCCAACTCATAGTAGCCTTTGCGGTACGCTTCACGCTGGACGTGTTTTACATCAAACATATTGGTTACCCCACTGTCCCGAATGGTTAATATCTGCTCGATGATTTTATCATTCATAAGCGGTTCTTGGCTCACGCTCCCACCGCCGATTCCCGTACCGCCTTGCTTAAGGCTGCGGTATCAAAGCCCGCCTCCGCATAGCCCCGCCAAATAATGTCGTAGTAATACCGGGAAGGAATACCCAGCGGCCTGCCTTCGTTCATGATGTATACCATTGTCGGTACCCATTGGCCGCCCAAACGCACCTTGATCGTTTCCTTGCGGTATAGAATCGGATACCCTTCATATCGGTCCAGCGCTTCCTCATCTCGGGCGGTAATCTCCCAGAGCAGTACCGGAACGCTGCCTCCCTTGCGTTTTTCTATCGTAGCCACCGCGCCAGCCTTGCCTCCTCTAAATAGCAACTGGTAGCCCTTTAACTTAGAACTTCCCAGCACCTTGGCGTCGGGGCAGCGGCAGGACATCTGCTCTCGGTTCAAATTGCTGCCGTATGCCAAATATATCTTATTAGTTTCCTTGCTCATCGTTTCTTCCTCCTTGCACGGGCCACCCCAGGTTTACCTGGTGCGGCCTGTCCTGAAATGATTATCGTAAACGCCATAAGTGGGCGGCCGCCTTAGCTATGCCGCGCGAAACCGCCAGGCCGCGGAACCTTCCAGGTGTTTGCAAAGGTGCTCGCGGCAGTTCTTGAACTCGTCCCCGATAAAACCGATGCGGTTCAAGTAGGTCCTCATGGCGAACTTTTCGTTTTCAACCTGAGGCTTTTTAGCGCTGGCGCTCTTTTGGGTCAAAGCCTGGTGGTTCAGCGCTAGGGCTAAAACTATGTAGCTCCTGATTTTTCCCGCGTGCAGCTCGCTGTTGAAGCCGCGAAGCTCAACCGTATGATTGCCGTTAAAAAAACTGTGCAGGTTCAAAAAATGGTACCTGCTATTGTGATAATGGCGGCCGCGGCTTTCGTTGTAACCCGCGTACCAGATATCCTCTATCGACGCCATCGTCTTGGGTTTTAGCCGGTTCATTTTATCCACCAGGGTTTCGTCCATCTTCTTGCAGAACCGCATCATTTCCGGCTCTATCTGTAGGGCCTTGTAAAAAAGGTCGTTCTTGCTGGCGATGATGTTGATGAAGTTTCTGATGCTCCTGGCCGTATGGTTGGCGCCGTCCAGGTGAATGTGTATCCCGCAGGATGGGTTGGTGAAGGCTCCGGCTCTGCGAAGTTTCCTGACCAGTTCCTGCAGTGTTTCGATGTCCTCCCGGTAGGTAAGCACCGGGCTTACCAGCTCAACGCTGTATTCGCGCTCGGCGCTGATCCTTCTGCCGTTCACCTTAACTTCTCGGCGGATGCTGGCGTCGCTCATAAACTTCCAGGCGCGTCCGTCCGGGGCATGTACCTTTTGGGTATCGTAGCTGTCCCGGCAGTTTTCGATCCTCCCGTTTAAAAACTCCGCCGCCACCTCGGCGGCCTGGTTTCTGGTAATCCCGGTGAACTCAATCTCGATCCCAAATTTGGCGTTTAACATGCTATTCAAGCTCCTTTCAGGTGTTTTTTCTTTGGTGTGTACATATATCACTCTGAAAGGGCTGTATAGCAAGGGATTTTAAGCTAAATACACCGCTGAAATCCGCAAAAAATAGGGCTTTTATCGGGGCGGTTTCCTCTGGTTATTCTTCGAGTTTTCTTATCTCATCCTCGCCAAAAACTACCCCCAGCCCGCTGCCCGAGTCCCAGTCCACAAACACGGTGCCGGTATCGTCGATAAAGGATACTGTTCCCCGGTCGCCGGGTTTCAGTTTGGTGTAAGGGTCATCCATGCGGACCAGCTGAACCCGCGTACCAGGAGGATAATTTGACCTCAGCGCCTTTAACATTTCCGGATGAATCTGCTTCATGCTTCAGTCGCCTCCTCTGGGATACGCTGACCGCTTTTGAAAGCGGCGCTGCCGGTTAGCCTGGAGAGCAGAACCTTGCGTTCCTCTTTGTATTCCGGCCCGATAAATCCCAGGCGCAGCAGGAAGCAGCGAAAGGCGTATTTTTCGTTGTTATAAGTCTTTTCGGTGGCCGTTACCCGCTGCTGGTTCTTGGCCATGGCGCAAAGCGCTCCGATGAAGCGGGCGTAGGCGTTGACTTCTTCCGCTGTAAGGCTGCCAGAGAACCAGGGGAAGCGCAGCTTATCCCCGGTTTGTTCGATGGGGAGCCGGTCTGTGCCCAGGGCTTTCTTAATAAGGGTTTCCTTGCTCTTAACCAGCCGCTCCAGATTGGCGATGGCGGCTTCGGTAAAACCTTCCTTAGGCATCTCAATAACCAGTTCGCTTGGCGCTTCGAACTGAAATCCGCGCTTATCAAGCGCATTTAGCAGTTCATCAATCTGTGCATCGCCGTTTTCTTCATCGAAACAAAGGGAGCCGTCTTTGCTAATGGTAAATTTACCGATTACATAGGCAAAGGTCGGGACTCCCTGGTATTGGGGAGTGATACCCAAAATTTCACCGATTGTCATGGCCAGCTCTCTGCGCCTGGCGCCGGTAACGTTAAATTTAATCTCCATGGTATCGACCACCTTTCTTTTTTGGTAGTCATATACATCCCTCAAAACCTGTGCCATATCAAGCCTTTACACCAGCTTTTGGGCTTTTGCAAAAGGTATTTTTTGACCCCGGCGGATTAGTAAAACATCAGTATCTAAGCCCTTAAACTCGATGTAGCGCTTCACGATAACGTCGCAGAATTTTTCATCCAGTTCCGCAGTGTGGCAAATCCTGCCGGTCTGCTCACAGGCGATAAGGGTAGAGCCGCTGCCGCCAAAGGGATCCAAAACAATGGCGTTGGTCAGGCTGCTGTTGATGATCGGGTAAGCCACCAAAGCCACCGGCTTCATGGTGGGATGATGCTTGCTCTTGCTGGGTCTATCAAAGCTCCAGGTAGTGCGCTGTTTGCGGTCGGCGTACCATTTATGACCAGCGGTCGGCTTCCAGCCCACCAGGATGGGTTCGTGATTGTACTGATAGTCGCACCGGCCCAGCACCGGCGAATTCTTAACCCAGATGCAGGTCTGGTGGCAGAAGAAACCGGCTTCTGTAAAAGCGGTCCGGAAGTTTACCGTTTCGCGGTCGGCGTGAAATACATAGATACTGCCGCCATCCTCCAGGTTTTCATACATGCGGCGGTAGGCCGCCAGCAGGAAGGCATGGAACTTGGCGCTTTCCATATTGTCGTTTTGAATGGTACCGGCGCTTCCCTCATAAGCGACGTTATATGGCGGGTCGGTCACCACCAGGTCGGCTTTTCTGCCATCCATTAGCGGGGTAAAGGTCTCCGCTTTGGTACTGTCACCACAGATAAGGCGATGCGGTCCTAAAAGCCATAAATCACCCGGCCGGGAGATGGGGTTTTCAGGAGGCGGCTCATCGAACGCATCCTCCTTGATACCACCCAACACATCATCCCTAAACAGCGCGTCTAATTCCGCCACGTCAAAGCCGGTAAGGGAAACGTCAAAACCATCCTCATTTAAGTCCCTTAGCAGATCAGTTAACATCGGGATGTCAAATTCGCCAGTGATCTTGTTAAGCGCCACATTCAGCGCCTTTTCCCGCTCATCGTCCAGGTCGACAACCACACAGTCGATTTCCTTAACGCCAAGGGCAATTAATACTTTGTAGCGCTGATGGCCGCCGACGATGTTGCCGGTATGCCGGTTCCAGATAATAGGCTCGACATAGCCGAATTCCTCAATGCTCCGGCGCAGCTTTTCATATTCCGTATCCCCGGGGTTTAAGTCCTTGCGCGGGTTATATTGGGCCGCTTTGATTTGTGCAGCGGATATTTTTTGGATGTTCATATTACGCCTCCAATTTGACTGCCTTCTTCCCGGTAAACTCCTCCCAGCGTTTAACCGCTAGGTCGCAGTAAACCGGGGATAGCTCCATGGCATAGCAGAGGCGTTCCGTCTGCTCGGCCGCGATAATGGTGGTGCCGCTGCCGGAAAAGGGCTCCAGAACAATACCGCCTTTGTCGCTGTGCATCTTGATGCAGCGCCAGGGCAGCTCCACCGGGAACATGGCCGGATGTTCTTTGTTGGCCCTGACCGTTGTCATTTCCCAGATGCCGGCGTAGCCCCATTTCTTGCGTTCCTCTTTGGTAAGCCGTTTTACAAATTTATAGCTGTGCCCGGCAAAAGCGGACAGCCACAAATATTCCTGGTCGTTGTATTCCTCGGCCTCGCCGTTCTGGCTGAAGGAGGAGATATACTCATACTGCTGCACCGGCTTGTTGGAAACCAGGTGGTATGGCCCGACGCCAAAGTTCATGCCCTGCTTCTTCCAGACGCGGATCCAGATCGGGCGGTAGCCGTTATCGGCAAACATATTGACGCTGTACACGCTGGTGGGCTCGATAAACTGGGACCCGGTGGCGTAAAGATCGCCCAGGTTCCAGCAGACTATGTTTGCGTGCCGGCATACGTTTTTTATTACCGGCTTCATGGTGGCAAGCCAGGGATCAATGCCCTTTTGCTCGTATTCCTTGCCTACCCCGTAAGGCGGAGAGGTAACCGCCACCTGGGCGCGCCGGCCTTCCATCAGCCTTTCAAAATCCGCTGCTGATGTGCTGTCCCCGCACATCAAACGGTGATTGCCTAAAAGCCAGATGTCCCCCGGCCGGGTAAGGGCGCCTTCCGCCTCGATGCGCTCCTTTTCCCGGTCCACATCGAAGTCGTCCTGCACCGCATCCTTGGCGTAAAACTTATTGAGCAGCTCGTCTATCTCGGCGGCGTCAAAACCGGTCAGGGACACGTCAAAGGCTCCGGCGTCAAGGTCAGCCATCACTTCCGCCAGCTTGTTCTCGTCCCATTCGCCCTGGATTTTGTTCAGGGCGATATTTAAGGCCTTTTCCCTCTGCTCGTCTAAATCCACCACTACACAGTCGATTTCCGTATGCCCGTATTCCAGCAGAATATTTAAGCGCTGGTGGCCTGACACCACATTGCCGGTCCGCTTGTTCCAAACGATCAATTCGACACAGCCGAATTCCTCAATGGATCTTTTTAGTTTTTCATATTCCTTGTCCCCCGGCCTTAAATCCTTACGGGGATTATATGCCGCGGGGTTCAATTGTTCAGCTCTTATTTTTTGTATCCGCAATTTAACCACCTTTTCTGGCTGAGAGCAGCCGCTCCATAACATCGTCATGAGGATTTGCGCCTTTGTAATCGGTGGCGCAGTTCTCCCTCACCACCTGATATATCTGATACCAGATGTTGTTGGCCTGCTTCATGAAGCTCTGACTCATGGCCACATAGGGTGATGGAATGGCGTTGCCGGTGGTAGGGTGCTTGGCTAAAAAGCCGAACTCGGTGATGCACTCCTCGCACTGGATCCAGCGGGATACGCTCATGGCGTACTGCTCCAAAAGCTGGGCGGGGATCAGGTGCGCGCACCTTCGCTCATACAGCCACTGCCAGGTTTTTTCGTATATTTCCACCGCCAGCATCCCCTTGCCGTTTTTCTGCTTGGCGGCCAGGTACTCCCGGGGTGGGGGCATTATCTGCCCTTCCAAATCGGCGGTATCGGTAAACTCCACCACGGTCAGCCGGCGCTTGCCGGGGTTGCCTTCCAGTATCTTATCCGCCAGGGGTTTCTTCTTGTTGCCCGCGCCAATCCGCGGGCCGCCATGCCCGTTGGCCATTCCTCATCACCTGCCTTCACCAAACCATAAAAACAGGGGGCTATACCCCCTTTTGAAACCGCGAATTTTCGCGCGTGACCCGCCGCCCGTTCTCCGCAGCCAGGATTGTAAAGATTTTGACCCCCCTAACCATTAAATCTTGCAATTTGTAATCACGTTGTAAAGCAATTCAGTATATTATATTGAATAATTGCATATAATGCTTTATAATCAAGGTTAGAAAGGAGCTGATACGATGGCTAACACCACCAATTTAAACATCCGCATCGACGAGGAGTTAAAACGCCAGGCGGATGCCATTTTTTCAGAACTCGGGCTCAACATGTCCACGGCGATAAATATGTTCCTGCGCTATTCCGTCCGTTACGGCGGCATCCCTTTTGAACTGCGTGTCGAAAAGCCTAACGCGGAAACCCTGGCGGCCATCGACGATGTCAACAACAACCGCAATATGAGCAAAACCTTTACCAGCATCGATGACCTGATGGAGGATTTGCATGCTTAAAATCAGATACTCCAGCCGGTTTAAAAAAGATTTCAAAACTATTATTAAGCGCGGCTATGATGTCAAGCTTTTCGAAGAGGTGCTGCGTTTCCTTGTTGAGGAAAAGCCTTTGCCTCCCAAATATCTT